GCCCGCGCAGACGATGAGCACGATAAGGTGAGTTCTGGGCGTCCGCCTTATTGACCGCTGAAGCCAGCACATCACCGTCAGAGCCGCCATATTGCTTATGCGTGCGGCCACCCTTCTTGCGGCCAGTGCGCGGCTCGCCAGTGAACGGGTTGGTCATGTCGTCATCGCGCGGAGCCGTTTCACGGCGCGGTGCGTAGGGACCAATGCCCTTGGCGCGCATCAACTTATCAATGTTGTCGTACTTGCCGTCAGAGCCGTTATACTTGCCGTCAGAGCCGCCATATTGCTTATGCGTGCGGCCACCCTTCTTCAGCTTGATGTCCTCGTGCTTGCCGCCGTGCATGTGCTTGTCATGCTGGGCGAGGGCCTTCTTGATCAGCTTCTTGTCCTGCGCGACATCACCACCGCGCTTGTAGCCGCCGACATGGGCGTTGCCGCCTTCGCGCGCGAGGTTCGCCTTCTTGTCGTTGCGGTTGATGAGGTCGGTGACCAGCGAGCGGCCGCCGGTCTTGCGCTGCTTGCGGTCCATCCGCATCTTCGCGGCGCCGCCCTCGCACTTCTCGACGACCTTGCCACCCTTGCGGAAGGCGCGGCGCGAGAGCGGGCGCATGCCCGTCTTGGCGCCGGTGTTCATCATCTCGGGCGGCGACCAGCTCGAGGCATCGACCTTCGCCTTGGGCTCGCCGTCGGCCATCTTGCGGGCCTTGCTCTTCATGGCCGCGCGAGCGACCTTTGCCATGCTGCTCATTTCATGCTCCTTGTGACCGCGAGCGCGTGCTCGACGATAGACTTCGACTTGGCGGGGCTCTTGGTGCGACCCCGCTTCAGCCAGTGCTTGAAGGCGTCGAGCGACATCGGTTCGACAGACCCGATGCGGGCGTGTCCCTTGCCGTCGCTGAATGCCTTCACGTAGTCGGCCACTGCCGCGCGCTCCGAAGAGTACGCGAGCATGACCTTATGCTCATCGAAATGTCCAGTCCGATGATCATTCTGGTTGATTATGAACACCATCCGGCTGTCCTTGTCGGGCCCGACGAACACATCGACGTGGTCGCCGTCCGCACCTTCGGTGCGCTTGATGTAGCCGTAGTCGGCCGGCATCGTGCAGCGCCACACCTTGCCCGACGGCTCCTTGCCTTCGCGCATGGCGCCCTTCGGCGTCTCGATGGAGATCGGCAGGCCGTGGAAGGTGATGTGGCCCTTCCTGTAGTTGCCGGCGTGCTTCTGCGCCTCCGTCGGGGCGATGCGGCCGCCTGAAGCATAACCGGCACCCAGCGGCGAATAATCGACGAAGCCAAGCGAGTTCGTCGGCATGTGCGTGTCCGGTTTGGCATCGGCCGCCGGCGTCGCCGCTGCGGGCGGCGGCGGGGGCGGCGGCGACGCGGGCGTCGGGAACAGGTCCGTCCACTTCTTGCCGCCCAGCGCCTGCGTGACCATGTCGTTGTAGCTGGGCGCGGTGTAGGGCGCTGCGGCCGGCGGCGCGGGGGTCGCGCCCGCCGCGGGCGCCGCGACCTGCTGGTTGAGCTGGCTGAAGGTGCCGTGCAGGTTCTGCATGAGCTGATCGATCCCGCCGCCATCGGCGTAGTTCGCGCGTCCGCCTTTTTTCAAGCCGTACAGCGGCATCTTCTTGATCCCTTCCTCTGCGCCTTCGACCATCCGCTCGGACACGGGCTCAGGCACGTAGTTGCGCTCAAACAGCGTGCGATACCCGGACCGCGCGCGGTCGTTCAGCGAGTACGGGTCTATGTAGACGCCCTTGCCGGCCGATGGCGTCTTCACGAAGTGGCCTGTCGTAACCGGCAGCGCGTAGTGGCGCGGCGCGAACGGCACAGTGCCGACATACTCGCCCGCCATGCCGGCGGGGAACGACGGATGCTGCGATGTCGGCAGCTTGTCGGAGGGTTTGAGCAGCGCGACATTCCCACCGATCACGTTCTGCGGCACGCCGAGCAGCTTCGGATCGGTCACGGCGACGCGCGTCATCCCGACGTGCGGGAAGCCCTCATCCGCCCACATCTTCTTGTCGAGGTATTCAAGGATCGCCTTGCGCTCGTCGCCGGTCAGCTTGGTGCGCGCGAACTCGCTGGCCGCCTTCGGGTCATCGATGCCGGGCCAGCCGGACATCTTCTGCTTGATGCGGTCGCGCGCCTTCACGATCTTCTCGGTGCCGCCCATGATGAAGTGGGCGTTACGCATCGCGACGTTGAATTTCTGCTTGGCTTTCTTCGTGAGGTCGTCGGGATTGACCTGCGCCATGACGGCGTCGAACATGTGGTGCGCGAAGTCGCCGCCGGTGCCGCTGTAGGGCGAGTACATGCCGAACACGGGGCCCTTCTTCGACAGTTCCTTCACGACATCGTTCAGGCCGCTCACCACGCTGGTGGCGCTGGCCCACGCGAGGCCCTCGATCGGCTCGCGGATGTAGTCGGGACCGGCAAATACCTTGACCGGCCAGTTCAGCTTCTTGCCGTTGATCTCATGCAGCGTGCCGAAGCGCGTGCGGTCACCCGACAGGTTCAGGATGTGTCCGCCCTTGCCGATGTCGCCGAACTCCTTCCACGACATCGCCTTCTCGGGCTTGAGCGAATAGCCCTTCGTCGCCGTCGCCTTGGCTTTTACGTCGCGCGCAGCGACCGGCTGCTTGACGTTGTAGTAGGCGCTCGGGTCTTCCTTGCTGCCGACACCAAGCGGCATGGCGTAGGTGCGCGCGATCTCGAGCGCCTTCTCGATGTTTTCCTTGTTCGGCTGGTCGTAGGGCCGGACGATGCCAGCTTTCCGCAGCAGCGCGCGCAGCTCGGCCTCGGGCGGCAGCGCGGCCGCCATGCCCTGCACGACCGGGTGCGACGCGATCAGTGACAGCGGCTTCTCCTTGTCGCCGCCGCCGCGCGCATAGCCCTGCCGGCCGCCATCCTTGGCGCCGCGCAGCGCCTGCATGAGGTCTTCGTGTGTGGTCTTTTCGCCGGCGGCCTTGTCCCAGATCGCGTGGTGCGCGAGGTGCTGGTAGAACGGCGACATTTCCTTGGCGTGCTTGAAGCCCAGCGCGCTCTGGCGCTCGGCGAGCCGGTTGACGGCCGCCTCGGCCGCGCCCTTGCGGCCGAGATGCTGCGTCGCTTCCTTGGTCGGCTGCCCGGTGTGCAGGATGATCTGGCGCGCGTCGAGCGTCGGCTGGTCGCCGCGGCCGAGCATGGACGCGAGGAAGCCAGCCTTGCTCTCGGCAATGCCCGGCATCCGCATCTCGCCGCGCCACTCCTCCGGGGCGCTCTGCCCGCGGTGGGCGCGCGCGATCAGCTCGGAGACGCGGCCCTCGCGGCCCGGCAGGTTGAGGGCCGCCCAGCGCAGCGCCGACGGCTCGGTCTGCTCCTTGCCGAAGCGGCGCATCGACTTCTGGGCGTGCGCGATGGCCTCGTCATCGACGCGGCCGGCCTCGGCGGCGTCAAGATACCGCTGGCCCATCTTGGTGTGCAGCCAGTGGCCCATGGCGCCTTCGGGGCGTATGCGGCCGGTCAGGTCCGCCGGCAGCTCGGTGAAGGCCTCGCGGACGGTATCGACCGGCAGTGCCTGCCGGCCGATGCTCGAGCGCGTGATCGCGTAGGCCTTGATCAGGTCGCGCGGCGTCAGGCCGTGCGTCGCGGCGCGGCGCGCCGTCTCGTCCATGAACTCGCCAAACTTGTGGACGTGGCTCGGGATTTCGTCGAGCTGCAGCTCGTTGCGGACATCCTCGAGCGGGCGCCAGTGCCAGTGCGCGATGGGGTCGCCGACCTCGCCGCCGCGCTTGAACTGGTTGAAGCCATTCGCCTTGATACTGTCGCGCATCTGCGGCGTGACGTCGAGGCTGTGGAGGGGAGCGGCATTTTCGACAAGAGGCTCTGCCCCCAACTGCACGCGCGATTTGGGATCATGCTGTTGCGCGAGCGCCTGCAGCCGCTTCGGCATGATATTGTCGTAGTAGCCACGCATGCCGGCGCCGCCGACTTCTAGGTTCAAACCGGAAAGTGAATGTATTCCCATTTGATCTGGTTTGGAGGACAGAAGGCGATCTGCTGCCTCTTTGCCGATCATGCCCGCAAGCTCTTCGGGTTTGTGGGTTTCGCTCAATACATGGCGTCCCGTCTTGTCTGTGGCGTGCAATGTGTTTGACGGCGCGTGGTAATCCAAACGAGACAAGTGCGTTGCCAACGAGTACCGCTTGTTCTGTTCGACGCCCGGCGTAAATACGACCTTGTCGTAGCCGCCATGCGCGGCCTCATGCAGCACGCGCTTCAGCGCGAGGTCGGTCCACTTCTGGGTGGTATCGACGTAGGGGCCGGAAGGCGTGTCGCCGTGTTTAGGCAACGCCGCAAACTCCCGCTCCATGGCTTCAATCCGAGGGAGATAAGCGGCATTTACTTTTTGGTATTCTTCTTGGCGAGTTTTTTCAGCAGGCTCCAGAAGATGTTTAGTTTTTTCCAGCGCCGCATCAGAAGCGCGATTGTATTCCTCAACATCTGATTGCAGCATGCGAGACGCCGTGAACTTGTTTTCGGCGTCGCCCATAGCTTCTTTGTATGCGGCGTCAAACGCACGCATATTTTCTTTGTGGCGCGTGTCTACTTCACGCTGTGCATTTACATGCGCCTTTTTAGTATCTTGAAGTTCTTGATGTAGTTGTTTTTGACGCGCTACCGCTTCAGGATTTTGAAATCCATTCTCGCGTCCCTCCTGCCCCCAGTCGCTCTGCAGCTCCTCGACGTGCAGCACCTTTTCGCCGTTCGGTCCGTTGCGGTCGGACATGCGGATGTGCGCGAGGACGTTGGGCTCGTCCCAGTGTGACGAGGTATAATTTGATTTGTCGCCATGATTTTTAACGTGGCCCGATGCCTCGTTCCATATACGTTGAGCATCGCGGCGACCCATCTCATACGCCGTCGTACCGGGGTGATAGCTTTTATATTGCGACGCGAAGAAGCTTTCAAAGTCCTTGAAATTACTCGGCTCTTTCTCAGGTAGCGTCAGCAGCACCTCGCGGTAGTTCTTGCCGCCGGGGAGGCTGTACTTCTGAAATTTAGGCAGCGTGTGAAGATGCGCGGTGCCGTCCTCAAGGTCTTGCGCCTCGTCCCAGATGTCGTTCAAAGGGCGCTTCGGTCGCTTTGAACGCGCCAGCACCGTCTCCTGCAACGGCACCGCATTGGCCTCAAGGTGCTTGATCACCTCCTCTCGCGGTAGGGCCTTCGTGCCCAGTGCTTCAAGATTGCCGTGCTTGATCTCGTCAGGCTTGATGCCCGGCAGCGCCGCGTACTGCTGCGGCGTCGCCTTGGCCTGTCCCTTGGCTGCGACCACCTTGGCCGCGCCGCTTGAGAGCTTGAAGGGCGGGACAGGGCCGCCGTCGGCGCGGTCGCGCTCGTGGATCGCGTGCGCCGTCTCCTCAAGATGATGCGCTGCGACCTCGCCGCCCGCAGCCTTACGCGGCTTCTTGACCTTCGGCGGCGCGCCGCCGGGTGGCCGGTGCATGTAGCCGGCTGACGTCACGTCGAAGCCGTGCTTGGCGTACCACTTCTTCAGCAGCGGCGTTGACATCGTCGTCTTGGTGTCGCGGCCGAATTGCTTCGCGTAGCCGCGTAGCGTCACGCCATGCTTGTCGGCGAGCTGCTTCACGTACTCGAGCGCCTGCGTGCCCTGCCCGCTGCGCGGCTGCATGGCCATGATCGAGTTGAGGTGCACCGTCGGCGTCTCCTCGAACGCCTCGGGCCGCATCTCGAGCATCGCGAAGTCGCTGCCCTTCGGCTGACCCGTCTCGGTGTTCAGGAAGCGCGCGTTCTGCATGAACGGATGCGGATGCGTGTCGTCCTCGTACTCCGACATGAAAGCGTCGCGCGCAGGGCTGTTGTACCGCCGCATCGAGAGCATCGCCGTCTTGCCGCCGTCGGCGCGCGCGATCATCAACGCGCGGCGGATGGCCTTGTCGTTGTCTGCGGTGCCGCCGCGTGCCAAGGTGATGTTGGGATCGTCCGGGTTGAAGGTGCCGCGATTGCCGATGGCGGATTTAAGCTGCACGCGTCCCGGCGGATGCAATGCAATGACTTCCTCATCCTTGTCGGGATGCTCGCCCACTTCGTGCTTGTCGTAGAAAGCCTCGTCTTGCGACGCGGCCTTATGGCCAGCCCACAATATGCCGTCGTAACCGTCTTCAATAAGCGCCTTACGCGTTTCCGGCGAAATCAAGAGCGGAAATTCGTCGCTGCCGCTGGCATAGCTTTCTTTTGCCCAATCGCGCATTATTTTGTTATCGATCACGAGCGGATTGCGGATATCGGCGTGCAACGGCAGCACATTCGTGCCTTCTTTGAAGCGTCCCTCGTATCCCCCGATGTTATGCGCCGCTGGCTGCCGGTCAGCATAAGGCGACAGCCATGTAGCGGGGCCGCTCGTCCATTCTTCAGGTTTTTCCGATCCGCCGGGTATGAACGAACGGAAGCTCTTGCGCGTGGCATGGTACAGCCGCAACGGCTTACCATGCTTGTCGAGCATTTTGCTATGCCCATGCCAGCGTTGAAAATTCTCCTCGCGCTCAAGCGTGCCCGGAGGAGCAAAACTTGGGTGCCCTTGACGGGCCATTTGATCGGACTTCCATGCGGCGCGCGCTTCAGGGTCCATGCCTCGATAAAGCTCGGGCGAGGGGCGCGATGGCAACGGGTCTGCGCTGATCATCAACGCGCGGCGGATGCTCTTGGCGTCAGTCACGCTTCACCGGCTTCGGCTTGAGGCGCTCGAGTTCTTTCTCGTGCGCGTGCTGGGCCATGCGCTCGACGGTGCTGTGCGCGTGCTGGCCCTTCAGCTTCAGGATGTCGCCGACGAGCTTCAGGTTCTGCTCCTGCAGCGACGCCTGCCGGTCGAGGTCGCGGTTCTCATCTTCCTTGAGCGCACGCTCCTGCTTGAACTGCACGTCCTTCGCCTTGGTGGCGACGTCGGCCGCCTTGAGCGCCATCTCTTGGCTCTTGTCCTCGGGCGGCGCGAGGCCGGTCGGCTGTTGCGCTTTCGCGGCCTCGACCTCGATGCGCTTGCCCTCGAGCTGCAGCTTGCCAAGGCCGAGCTGCTGGTCCTGCTGCAGCTTCTCGCGCTTGAGCTGCTGGTCGCCCTGCTTCAGCTTCAGCTCTTCCATGCCCTTCTGGACCTCGAGCGGCGGCTTGTTCATCGCCGCCGCCGGCACGAAGAACTGCTCCGGGTTGTTCCAGCCGAGCGCCTGCAGCGCCGCGGTATCGACGGCGATGGGATCGTAGAGCGTCTGGCTCAGGCCCTGCAGCTGCTTCAGCGCCATGACCTTGACGATGCGCTGCGTGTGGCTGGCCGTGTTCGGGTCGGCCTGCGGCACCAGCGCCTGCGCGTACATGTCGAGCGCGTCGCGGAAGGTCTTCTCGTCCCACTCGAATGCCGGCTTGCGGTTGCGCTGCCAGAAACTCTCGGGATGCTCCTTGAAGCACTTCAGCAGCAGCTGGAACTCTTCCGCCTGCGCGGCGTGCATGCGCTTGTGCACGCTGTTGAGCACCTTCTGCGACTGCTCGATCAGCGCGAGCGTCGTGCCGACCGGCGCGTCGGCCTTGCCTTCGCCGACGGCCTGCTCGGACGTGCCGCCCAACCGCTGGCCGGTCTGCGCGATGTTCTCGACCAGCGCCATCAGCGCCTGCGACGGCTCCTTGTACGGCAGCGGCGCAATCGCTTGGTTGATCGGCATGCCGCCGGTCTTAACGAGCGCGCCGCCGCCCGGCGGCACGCGGAAGATGTTGCTGTTCTGCCGGCCGCCCGCGTCGCTGAACAGGAAGCCCGGGAAGTTGGCGTACATGCCCGCGTCGAGCAGCTCGCGCCACGCCGCGGTCACGGCGTTCGTGGTGTTGCCAAGGATGTGCAGCAGGCCGATGGGATAGAAGCCCAGCCCGGGCACGAAGATGTACGGCACGAACACCGCGCGCGCCTCGGGCAGCTCCTGCGTGTCCTTGTCGTAGTTGCGGACGATGCTCAGGATTTGCTTGCTGCTGACGTCGATGGTGACGCGCCACGGTATCTCGAGGCCCGTCTCCTTGCCCCTGTGCTTGTGCTCGAAGCCCTTGATGTTCAGCTCGCAGTAGCACTCGTAGATTTCCCGGTCGCGATCCTCCGGGTTCGTCGCCTCGGGCTGCACGCCCTGCTGCGCCTTCTTCTCGCGCTGCGCGCTGTCGAGCTTCTGCGGCACCGGCGTGGTGAGCGACACATCGCGATAGGTGCCAAGGATTTGCAGGCGCTTGACCGTGCTCTTCCGCATCATCACGCGATGCGTGACGCGCTTGGCGCTGCGGATGTCGGTCGCGACCGCGTTGACGATCAGGTCTTCGGCATCGACCGTCTCGCTGACCGGCCGGTTCCTGAGCGGGCAGAAGTAGACCTTCTTGAACGCGAGGCCGCCGAAGCCGAGCATCAGCAGCATGCGGTCGGTGTCCGGGTAGTACTCCGTCGCGATGGCCGTGAGGTAGTGGTTCATGTCGCGCTCGAGCGCGTCGGCCATGCGGTCGGTCTGGAAGGTCGCGTTGTTGTCATCGACCCTGATCTTCACCGGCCCGTCGGTCGGCAGCAGCTCGCTGCGTGCGTTCGCTTGGAAGCGCAGCACGGCCTCGAGCAGCAGCGGATGGCGCACGCGGTTCATGCCCTCGACGGGCGCGCCCTCGGCGGCGCCGCCGATGCCCGGCACCTCTAGGCGCAGGCCGAGCAGCTTCAGGCCCTGCGCGCGATCCTCGATCCAGTCCTGCCGGCTGGCGATGTCGTCGTCGATGGCGCGGATCAGGTCGTCGGCGATGCGCGACAGCTCGTTTTCGTCGATCTTCTCCGCAAGGTTGGCGAACCAGCCCTCATCGACCTCGTCGTCGCCCGCGTTGAGCGCCTTGCCATCGAGGCTGATCGTGATGCCGCCGTCGGGATGCTCGATCCTGATGACGTTGCCGTGCTCATCGTGCTGCTCGAGGTCGGCGTTCTCGGGCGCGTCCTCGACGACGACGACGTCCTCGCCCGGCGGCAATGCCTCGGGTTCCGGCTCGACGATGCGTAGAGAAGGGCTCAACCCCGGCACTAGCGGCATTCATGGACCTCGCGAGCAGTCAAGATACCACAGGCGGCGCCAGCCATACCACTGACAGAATGTCAAGACCCAACCCCGAATTCTGATTAGGCCTAACCGAATTCGGTTAGAGTAGACTGGCCGCGCTGCAGCGGCGTGGAAGGACACGCATTGGCGTCACGAACAAGGCCAGCGTCTATATGAGCGCCCGGCATCTAACCGGGAGGCATCGGAGCTAGGCGTTCCGATCACCGCAAATCGCACGAGGCGCCGCGTAGGGCCACCGAAACGGCGTTGCGGGAACAGCTCCAAAGGCCAGCCGGTATCAAGCCCGGCCTGCAGCACTCAAATCCCGTAGAGCGGCGCCGGCGGCGCGCCGCGGTGGCGCAGGCTCTCGCCCAGCGCGGCGAGCTGCTCGGAGCTGCGCGTGAGGAAGCCGGTCTGGCGTAGGTGCGACAGGGCTTGGCTCACGGTATCGACGAGGTCGTCGTGCTTGCCGCGGGGAAACGTCGAGCACTGGCCGATCACCATCTCGGCCCACTGGCGGTCGGGCGCGTGCACCATGCCCTCGGCGAAGATGTGCTGCACGGCATAGACGCGCGCGACCTTGTCGAGCGCGCCCGGATTTACGAGCTGCACGGCGAAGCCCTCGTAGCCGAACAGGCGACGCAGCTCCTGCGCGACGCTGTGGCCGGCCGCCTTGTCCTCGATCAGCAGGCGGTCGACCTTCATCTCGGCGCAGGTCTTCTGCACGCGCTGCACGAGGTCGTGCAGCTCGAGGCGGTCCTGCCATGCGTTCATCAGCATGACCTTCGGCGCCTGCTGGCCGTAATCGCGCGGGTCGAGGTTCTCGAGGCGCTCGCCGCGGCTCACGTACTTGGCTGGCTGCGCGACAGTGTCGGACGAGAAGATGCCCCACACCGTCATGGCCGAGAAGTCGTTCTCCTGCTTCGTGGTGAACGCAGTGTCGAGGCTGGCCACGATGTAGTCGAACGGCGGGAACGATGGCGCATCGTGCAGGCCCCACCACTCGCGCTTGAGGATGCCGCCGCCCTTCGGCTCGGGCCGCTGCTGCAGCTGGCCGGCGGCCTTCCACGGGCCCAGCCGCTTCTTGAGCACATCGACCTGCTCGGGCCCGAAGCGTTCGGCCCACAGCAGCTCGCCTGCCTCCTTGCGCGGGTCTTCCCAGCCGATGCTCGTCACGAAGCTGCGCTCGGGCTCGAACTCCATGGGCAGCATGAGATGCGTCCAGCCCTCGTCGGTGTCGAGGATGTGGCCGGTCAGGTCTTCCTCGCCGAGCCGCTGCTGGATCACGACGAAGGCGCCGGTGCGCGCGTCGTTCAATCTCGTGCTCATCGTGCCGTCCCACCATTCCTTGGTCGTCTCGATCAGCGCCTCCGACAGCGCCTCGTTGGCCGCGTTCGGGTCATCGACCACGATGATGTTGCCGCCTTCGCCTGTCACGCGCGCATCGACCGCGGTGATCAAGCGCTCGCCGCGCTTGTCGTTCTGGAAGCGGCCCTTCGTGTTCTGGTCGCCGACCAGATGGAAGCGGTCGCCCCACAGGCGCTGGTACCACGGGCTCTCGATCAGCCGGCGCGTCTTGACGCTGTCGCGCATCGCGAGCGACATCGCGTAGGACGCATGCAGCAGCGGCACCTGCGGGCCCGACGTCGGCGCGATCTCGCGCTGCGTCCACACCCACGCGGGGAAGCAGACGCTGACGATGCTCGACTTGCCGCAGCGCGGCGGGACGTTGATGATCAGCTTTCGGATGTCGCCATCGACGACGGCCTCGAGGTGCTCGCACATCGCCTCGAGCGGCCAGCCGTGCACAAAGGGCGACGGATCGACGTAGCGCCACGCGCGCTGCACGAACTCATAGAGCGATGTCTCGCATTCGACGCGCGCGATCTCGCGCAAGTGCTCGTAGGGATCGATGCGCTGGCCGCCGACGTTAATGAGTGGCATGGCAGCCCTTGAAGGTTTCGGCGTAGTACGTGCCGTTCAATACTCGCAGCACGTTCTCGTTGTTGATGGCGATGAGGCCCATCGCGATATCGACGCCGGGTGTGTTGTCGATCACCTCGGCGTGTGCGCGGAAGCTCGAGATCACGAACACCACGCCCTGCGCTACGGCGTAGCGCACGACGTCAGGCGCGAGCGGGCGCTCCGACGTCATTTCCAATTGCGACCTGTAGGGCTGTTCTGTCGGCGATGACGTAACTGACATGGCGTTCATACTCCCGCTTAAGCGCCTCGGGCGTGGCGAACCAGTCAGCCTTCGGGTGCATCGTCTCGAACAGGCGGCGAGCCAGCTGCCGCAATGCATGCCCGTCGTGGTACGCCATGGTCACTTCACCTCGAAGCAATTCAGAAGCTGATGCTCCAACACAAATGCCTCGACGTCAAACGCGCCGATGCGCGACTGGGCGATCAGCACGGTGAAGAGCTGCAGCAGGTACGGCATCTGTCCATCGGTGACCTTCTCGGGTGCAAAGCGATACACCTTGTCGCCGATGTGCACGTTGAGATCGCCGACGCGGCGCAACGTGAGGATCGAGTCCGCCACGACGGCCTCACCCGACGTAGTCAACGTGTTCTCAGCAGCTCCCGACATCGTCGTTCTCCTTCTTGGCCGGCCTCTCGGTGTCGAGCGGCTCTTGGTCAGTGTCACGAAGCGGCACTTCGCGCGCCAGCCGCGCCGGCAGCGCGACGGTTTGCTTCGGCATCTGCGCGAGCGCCGTCGCGAAGAGCAGGAGGAGATGGCGCCTCACAGCAACGTCTTCCAGTTCGTCAGCCGCGCGACCACCTTGCCGGTGCACTCTTCGCAAGCGTGCGAAGCGAGGCTTCTTCCCTCCGGTGTAATGACAGAAATATGCGTCCACTTCGCCGGTAACAGGCCGCCATTCTCACGCGCGTCACGGGCCTCGACGCGCTCGCAGCCGTCGCAAACCCACTCGTCGATTGCCCTGTAGGTCATCTCTCTTCCTCCGTCTTGCCCTTCGTCGCCGTGAGCAGGATTTGCTTCAGCTGCTCGCGCTGCTCAGGCGCAAGCGCGAGCACGTCGATCTTCGTCGCCTGCATCTCGACCGGCCCGCCATCCTTGCCGGTGATCTCGGTGACGACCTTGTCGCCGTACACCTTCGGTAGCACTTTCGACAGAATCCACTTGCGCGTGTCGATCCGCAGGCGCGAGCGCGCGATGTGCTCGAGGTCGGGCACCGTCTTGCCCTCGTCGTCGATCATGTAGTCGTTGCGCTTGTCGTCGGCGATCTCAGTGATCTCGCTCGCCCAGCGCAGCGCCACGATGTGCTTTGCGCGCGCGTATTTTTGTCCGAACTCATCGTGGTCGTCGATGATCCACGCATAGATCGTGCTGTCGCTGATCTTCAGCGCCTTCGTGATCTGGGGCATTGACATTCCGTCAGCGACCATCGCGCAAATCTGGTCGGCCAGCTCGCGCGAGTATCCACGCCGCCTGTTGCCCATGTCAGCCCCACCCCACGATGACGAACGCGCACCACAGGAAGAACAGCGGCGGCCAGACATTCGGCAGCGCCATCATGGTCACCGCGAGCGGCAACGTCGTCATCACGGCGACGTAGCGGCAGAGCAGGCGCCTCATCTGGGCAACAGCTCGAGCATGGCGACGACCGACCGCGGGATCGGCGTCGTGCCGGCGAGCCAGCGATACACCGTGCGCGTCGAGACGCCGGCCATGGTCGCCAGCTCCGAATTGAGGATGTCCTGCTCGTCGAGCAGGTCCGCAAGGCGCCGGGGTGTGAGCTCACGCCCCAGCTCGAACTTCTTGGCCGTCATGGCGTCACCTTCTACGCCAAAACGACAAAGGGCGCCAGCCTTGCAGCTGGCGCCCCCTTGCGAAGCCTGCCGGGGCTAGGCCGCGATGGCCTTGCCCGGGCGGGCCGACACCTTCACGGTCGTGACCGTGATGGTCTTGCTGGCGGCCAGCAGCTGCTCCTCGGTGAGGTAGGAGCGAACCACCTTCGTGTCGAGCCGCTCCTGCTCGAAGGTGTTGATCTTGACCTTGAAGACCTTGCCCTCGATCTCGGGCTCGCCGATGGCGAGGAGCTTCACCTTCAGCTCGTCGGCTTTCTTGGTGAGCGCCTCGATCTGGGCCTTCACGACCGCGTACTCGTCCACGAACTTCGAAGTAGCCATGCGATGTATCCTTTCCAAAAACCCCGTCCTTTGGGGTGAGGGTGTTCTACCCGGGCACTGACATAATGTCAACACCGACGTTTCCGCAGGCCGCCGCCCGGCAGGGTATCAGGGTACGAAGGGTACGAAGGGACTGAGCCTTTTTAGACTCTGTAACGCGGCTATTCCCGCTACGCCTTATCCATATCCTTTATTTTATTCTATATAATATATAATACCCTCATACCCTAAATAGCCATTTCACCCTTAAATATCAAAGACTTAAGTCAGGGACGGTCACAGGGTCGGAGGCAGGGTACGAGCCCCTCTCGGGCCCTGCCATGTTGACACGTCGGCAGAACGCCGACGTGAACTACGACTACTGCGCCCGCGAGGCTGGCCCGGAAGCACGGTGGACGCACTCCGACGAAGCGCTGGCCCACTACCGCGCCGCCGCCGCACTGGGCAATAAGGGCTTCATCGCCCAGCTGGCCGCCGAGCGCGCCGCCGAGATCGATGCCGTCAAGGCGGCCGGCCACTACGAGCAGTACAGCCTGTGCGGCTGGTGCGGCCGCCCCGATCTGGCGCACAAGCTCGCCGTCAAGACCCCCGGCGCCGTGATCCTCGAGGCCCGGAAATAGCCGCTTGGCACCCGCCCAGTGATGCCCTATCTTTAGGGCATCACTTCTGATGGAGATCGACATGAAGGACATCTTTGAACTGGCCGAGGAAGTCGCCGCCGAACAGCGGGCGCAGGCCGCCCGCGAGAACGCCGACGCCGCCCTGCAGGCGAGGCGCAAGGCCCTGCGGGAGGCCGAAGAGGCCGCCCGGCCGCGCACCACCCTGACGGAGGAAGAGGCCGCGGCCGAGTGGGCCCGGCTCGAGGAAGAGGAAGCAGAGGGCGCTTGACAGGCGCCCCACTCCGCCCTATCTTCGGGACATCACCTCGATGGAGATCGCAATGACCCCTGACCTGAACGACGACCTCTCGGACCTGCTCGGCGGCGAGCCGGCCACCACCCCGAAGACCCTGCCGATGGACGAGGCGTCCGTCCGCATGCGCGCGGCCGCCTCGCCCCTGTTCATGGAGGCCTGCAAAAAGTGCCGCGGCACCGGCCGGTTCATCAGCTACAGCGGCCGCGCGCTCGGCCCCTGCTTCGCCTGCAAGGGCGCGGGTAAGAAGGCCTTCAAGACGGCCCCCGAGGTCCGCTCGGCCGCCCGGGAGCGCACCGCCGTCGCCAAGGCGGGCGTGATCGCCGACCATCAGGCCGAGCTGAAGTGGCTCAACGACACCCTGTCGCGCCGCGCCCGCCTGCCCGAGGGCTACGCCACCATGCTGGCCGACTTCCAGAGCCGCCTGCAGGCCGGCCGGGAGCTGACGGACGGCCAGATGGCCGTCGTGCGCCGGGGCATGGAGCGCAGCGCTCAGTGGGCCGCGGAGCGCGCACAGCGCCCGGCCGAGCAGGCCGCCGCCCTCGAGGTCGCCGCCATCCGCGAGGCCCTCAAGAACCGCCGGAAGGTCATGGTGGCCGAGTTCACTTTCTCGCTGGCGCCTGCCCACGGCAACAACCCGGGCGCGATCTACGTCAAGGATCGCGGCCAGTACATCGGGAAGATCGCCGCCGGCGAGGCGACGTTCCGCCCGGTGCGCGACTTCGACCAGAGCCGCCTGCAGGCCCTGCGCGAGGTCATGGCGAACCCGGGTGAGGCCGTGCGCGCCGACGCCGCCCGCCGGGCCAAGTTGCTGGCCGAGGACCGCGAGCTGGAGGTGCCCTGCGGCTGCTGCGGCATCCTGCTGACCGACCCGGTCAGCCGCGCCCGGGGCATCGGCCCGATCTGCGCCGGCAAGTGGGGTTTCTGAAAATAATCCACAGGGGGCGCTTAACACGCGCCCCCTGATGCCCTACATTCGGGACATCAATTGCATAGGAGATCGCCATGAACACCGTCGAGACTTTCACCAGCAAGCAGGAGACATCTATGGCTGACGCTTTCACGACCGGCCCACGCAACGTGGGCATCCCCGCCAACCAGCTTCGCAAGGGCGACCTCGTGCAGCACCTCCCCGGCTGCAAGCTGGTGCACGGCATGCCCTACGTGGTCGCGACGCTCGAAACCGCCACCCGGTCCAGCCGCCTGCGCGTCGGCTTCACCAACGGCGCGTATGCCTACGTCGATGGCCACGTCGTGGCCAACGTACAGCTCAAGCGATAGGGGGCCGCCAAAAATAATCCACAGGGGGCGCTTAACACGCGCCCCCTGATGCCCTACATTCGGGACATCAATTGCATAGGAGGTTGATATGGCAAAGCAATCACAGAGCGGCGGCGGCGGCTGGGCCCCCTACATCTCGCACATGGCCTTCCGCTACGGGTGGCAATCGGCCGCGACCGGCCAGCCGTTCGACGACGACGCCGCCTTCACCATGGCGCAGCTTCGCGATCCCACCGGCGCCGTGCAGCGTCTCTACGAGGCGGGCCGCCTCATGGCCCTCGAGACGCGCATGCCGCTCCCGGCGCGCGCCAAGCGCATGACGAACGAGATGCGCGCGGTCGTGAAGGCTGCCCCGGAGTTCTGCAAGCAGCTCCGTACCGAGCATGTGCTGGCCAGCATCGAGGCCAAGCGCGCGGCGGCCGCCCGCCTTCGCGAGTGGAGGGCCGCACGATGACCCTCGCCACGACCAACACCCAGCTGCACGAGCTGGAGACGGCCCTCGACGGCACACGCGCCGGCAGCACGACGGTGCGCGTCGATAAGGAAGCCCTCCGGGCCCTGATCGCCGACCACTACGCCCTCAACCTCGCCGTGGCACGCAAGTGCGGCGAACTTCCCAAGACGAAGGAGTGACCACGATGAACTTCGATGAACTCTGGGCCGCGGCATCCGCCGCGGCCACCACGGCAGGCGAAAAGTGCCAGCCGACGGCCATGCTGGTGCAGCAGGTCAACCCGTTCAGCGGCGAGGTGCTGAAGACCTACCCGCCCGTGATGGATGGTCCCTGCGGCTTCGCCTACGTCAAGATCAGGCCGGCCAACAGCCCGTTCGCGCGATGGCTGAAGTTGAAGAACATCGGCTACAAGGCCTACGGCGGCGGCTGGGAAGTCTCGATCCACGCCTTCGGCCAGAGCTACGAGCGCAAGAGCGCCGCCGCCTACGCCATGGCCCGCGTCCTGAGCGACGCTGGCATCAACGCTTTCTCTCACAGCAGGATGGACTGAAATGCTTGCCGCCAACATCACTACCTACGCTTTCCGCCGTGGCGTTTCCATCAGCTGGCACGTCGGCGATTTCCGCTATCACTTCTGGGTGGACGACACCAACATGACGCCGATGCAAGACAGGATTTACAAGAACCCGATCAAGCGCACGCCGGGCTGGAACACGATGAAGCTGCGCGCCTCCGCGAAGAAGAACGCGCGGATGCTGCAGGAGGTCATCACTTACGTCGTCGAGAATGATTTGGTCGCCAAGGCCAAGTTGAAGCTCGCGCTCGAGGAGGCCGAGCGTGCGGCCGAGTTCAAGCGCGGCCAGCGCCGGCTGAAGCTCGAGGAACTCGCCCGCACGCACTTCGAGGACGTCCTGAAGCGCGTGCGCGAGGCCGGCATGGGCCACCTCATCGCCGACATCGACGCCAAGATTGCCGCCCTTGACTAGGGCGGCGACGCGCCCTAGAGTTGCGACATTGTTGGTATAGGAGATTGCATTGCTTACCGTTCACGACTGCACGTTCGAGATGCGCTGGAGCGGCTGGGGGCCTTACACCCAGCTCGCCGAGCGCACCGCCGCCGGCACGTATCTCTACCTGCTGCGGATGCCGCCCGCCCAAGTCCACAAGCTCGCCAAGTCCAAGCGCGCGCTCGCCACGATGACGAGCGGCGCCCGGCTCACCCTGCGCCAGCAGCTCGAGGCGCGCGGCGCGCCCGTGCCGCCCAGCGCCACCATCTCACTGGAGGTCATCAATGCCTAAGTCATCCGTCCCCAAGGCCGGGGCGCCGCGTCGTCTGGCGCGCGCTGCCTACCTGCTGTACGGGCCGCAACACGTCGAGCACATCGCGCACCTGCTCGGCGTTGACCGCAAGACGGTCTACCGCTGGCGCGCTGGCATCACTCCCGTGCCGGACTACGCGTGGGAGCCGCTCAAGGTTGCGCTGGTAAAGCGCGTCAAGGACATCAACGAATGGGTGAAGTCATGAAGTGGTATAAGATCACGGGCAATTTCGGAGAGGCCATCAACGGCGGCAACGGCGTATGGCACCTGCCGAAAGGCGAGCGCCCCGGGGAGTGGATGCCGAAGGTGGCGCGCCCTGATACCTGTCTCCGCGGCTATCACGTCGTCGAGCAGCGCTACATTTCTGCGTGGCTTCCGTTCGCAGGCGGCATGCTCTGGGAGGCCGAGGTGCGCGGCAAGTACTCGAAAAACTCTGACAAGCGGGCCTACGAACAGGCGCGCTTGATCAAGCGCGTCGGCGTTCTCGACGAGACTGCCCAGCTGCGCGCCCTGCGTGAGATGTTCGTCCTGTTGGGTGAGGAGAGCTTCTGGGCGCGGAGGGCGCGCGTCCTGATCGACAAGTACCTGTCCGGGCGTCTCAGCTATCTCGAATGGGCTTCTGCTGCAAAGTGCAACCGGCCCCGTAAGGAGGCGCCCCCCGGGACGTTCCAGCGTCGCGTCGAGGTGGCGGCGCGCTGCACTGACCCGTATTACGCCTTGCACGTCTTCAACAACTCGGGCTCCGACAAGGGCATCGCCGTCAACCGTGCCATCGGCCGCATCATCGTGAAGGAAGCGCGCCGGCGCGCCAAGGAGATGGGCCTGTGAGCAACCGCAAGATCAAGAACGCCGTCGAGCGCGCCGCCGCACAGTTTGGTGCGGCGGTCGAGTGGACCGGCGGCTCAAAGCACGACAACTGCCTCATCACAATGCCCAACGGCCGCAGCATCCGCAGCGGCGTCTCGCAGGGAATGGACTTCGATGAGAAACGGATATTCAAGATCATCACCCGCAAGCTGAAGAAGGAGGTAGCGAGATGAACCCGTTCGAGAACACCCAATGGGTCAAGAACTGCATTGCCACTGGGGCGATCACGCCGCCGCGTGGCAGCGAGATTGAGCGCGCCAACAGGATCACGGCCTACAGCGTGCTGGCCGTGGTTGCGGCAGGCGCGCTGATCTCGTGGATTGCTTTTCTTTGGAGGCACGCATGATCCTCGCACTCGTCTACGTCATCCTTGGCACGACGTTCGGGGGCCACTACAGCCTCACGACGATGCCGAGCCCGCACACCGAGGAGGAGTGCCACGCCATGGGCAAGG